CAACAGACTGCCAAGCACTTCCGTTGTACACCTTCATGCTGTCATCAGTGCTATTAAAATACAGAGCACCAGTGACAAGAGCATCGCCATCATTGTCTACAGATGGATCAGAAGCCTTAGCACCTAAGTAACGGTCGTCAAAAGAGTCAAAGGCATTCTCAGCATTGGTGGCTGATGTAGCCGCCGCAGTAGCACTGTTCGCTGATGCTGTTGCGCTATTGCTCGCTGATGTTGCTGAAGACGATGCCGCAGTTGCAGATGTAGCGGCATTGGTTGCAGAGGTAGCCGCATTCGTTTCACTTGTAGCCGCATTCGTTGCAGAGGTAGAAGCGTTGCTTGCAGATGTAGAAGCCGCTGAAGCACTGTTAGCCGCATTAGTGGCTGATGTAGCCGCCTCAGAAGCCGATGTAGCCGCATCAGTGGCAGAGCCAAGGATAGAGTCTACATAGCCCTTACGTGTCAGTGTGTCGTCTGTGGCAGGTGTAGCTGTAGAGGTGACAGCATTAGCACCCATGACAATGTTGCCTGTCATTGTACCGCCAGTAAGACTTAGCTTACCTGCAAGAGCATTGGTGACAGTGGTCGCAAAAGAAGCATCATCATTCAAGGCCGCCGCAAGCTCATTCAGCGTATTCAACGCATCAGGTGCAGAGTCAATGACGTTAGCTACGGCTGTGTCTACATAGCCCTTAGAAGCCGCATCAGTAGCATTAGAGGGTGTAGCTACGGTGAGAGTACCAGTGACACTAAAGTTGCCTGTGACGGAGCCGCTAGCAAGCGTGGAAGCTCCTGCGCTCAACGTACCAGATAGTGTCGTGTTGCCTGTAACGCCTAGTGTGCCACCGACAGTGGCATTGTTCGTTACAGCTAAAGAAGTGGGAGCAGTACCAATCTCAACGATTGTGCCTGAGTTGTTTGTGAACAGTCGCTTGTCAGCAGTGTTAATGGCTAGTTCGCCAGTAGACAAGTCGCCTGTGGTAGGAACGGCTCCGGGTGTTGAGGAGCGTTTAATAAGAATGTCAGTAGCCATTACCTATTCCTGCTGTGGGTGGGTCAATGTGAAAGAGACAAGGGAGCCGCAATCGACTCCCCTATCGAGTGGTTATCAGCCCGGCAATGCCAAGAGGAAACCAGTTTCAGGACGCAGTACTTGTACGCCATAGAGTGTGTCAGCAGTCATAAGATCTGCCAAGTACTCTTGCTTGTACTGAGTTTGAGTACGAACACCCATCTGCTCTGCCAACACCATAGTGTCACGGTGAGCCAAAATAGCACCACGTGTGTCGTTAACAGAAGTGGTTGCAGTGTTCTGAGTGGCTGTTTCAATAACAGGGACGTTAGAAGAAACATACACGTCAACACCGTACAAGCTACCGATCTGACCGTTGTTTACGCCACCAGTGGTAACGAAGTCAGAAGAGTTGTAACGGTCAATGCCTAAGATGTCACGACGAGCCGATGGAGGAATGACGATGAAACGTCCGTCCATTGGTGTGTCAGCATCGTCCATCAACTTAATCAATTGACGGAAGGCAAGGTCAGTGAAAACATCTGTGTCTTCCATAGTGTCGTCAGCGTAAGTGGCAATGCCTGATGCGCCGTTAACATAGTAAGCGTTAGAGTTTTCCCAGTTTGCAGGGTCTGTGATTGCACCACCATCGCCGTCACCGAACTTGGTAGCCAAGCTGTACAGGTCGCTGTCAAGCTGAAGAGCCAATGCATAACCTGCATCGTCAGTGTAGAAACGACGCATAGAGTCAAGAGCCTGAACATTCACAATGTCTTCAATGAAGCGTGAGTATTCAAAGTGCTTGTCAATGCTGATTTGTACTTCTGACTCAGTGTCAGCCTGAATAGTGACAGCAGTGTTAGCAGCCTTAGCAGTGGCAGTACCACGAGTAGGCTTAGGGATGTGAAGTGTGTCACCTTTCTTACCAACCATGCTCATCTTGTTGACGAGGTTAGCAAGAACGAGGTTTTTCTTGTACGCCGCTACGATTTCGTCAGACCACAACTCTGGAATGAACGTTGCCGCATTGGTGCTGTTTACAATGGAGGTGGATCCTCCGGGATAAGCTACTTTAGCCATGTCAATCTCCTAATTTATTTGACACGACCCTCTTCGTATGCTTGCCGAATCTCCGGCATTAATGATGCATAACGATCTGGGTCTTTACGTATTAGATCAATAATATCTGCACGTCGATAGATTTTTCGTGAAGCTCGTTCGCCTGAGCCCTTCGATGTTCCAGAAGATGCAGTTTTAACTTGGTCTTTGCGTTGTTGCTTTTCAACAGTGAGGGTATCGCTCACAAGTTGTTGACGCTCTTTCCACAAAGTTAGTAGTTCATCTGCGCTATCAAAGTCGTAGTTCTTATCCGCTTCAGCAAGAAGCTTAGTCCGAACCTTTGACTTACCCACCCACTCCAAAAACTTTTCATCTTTAGCAATGTCTACAAAGTCTGGATGTGTTGCCTTCAATCTTGCAATAGCCTCTTGCTGTTTTAGCTGTGCCGCAATAGCTTGGCTTTGTTTAACCGAAGGGTGGTTGTCTAATAGTTTCTGGATAGTATCTTTAGGGTTTTCAAAGAACGCTGTCTCATCAAACTCTTCTAGTGCACTGTGGGCTTGTTGTTGTTCCTTGACGCTTTGCGATTGAATAAAGTCATCTACTACCCGGCGAAGCTCTCCTACTTCTTGGCCCTGCTTTCCAATCAGTTGCTCTGCGTGTTGATGCATCGCTACAATTTCTTGGATAGACTTGCCTTTGTATTTGTCAGGAATCTCACTGGCTTCCTGCTCAGGCTCTGTAGCCTCCGCAGACCCTTCTTCTTCCTGTTCAGCCTCTTCCTCTACGGATTCGTACTGTTCGCCTTCTTCGAGCTCTTCTTCTCGTTCGTCAATAAATTTTGCCATATTATTTCTCCGTGGCGTGTGCCATTATGAAGATTGGTTTTGAGCGGCTTTCTCATGGTCACGTGCCCACTTATCATCAGCATCGGGCCAGCCGAAACCTTTGAACTTTGTACGTACCGGAGAAATTATCCGCTGTGCTGTTTCACCGCAAGACTTGCAAGTTGTGAAGTTGTCATTGTTTTCAACCCAATGTTCTTCAACCAAGTGGCATGCTGTGCATTTAAAGTCGTAACGCCTAATCATTTGATTCAGCCTCACGCTCTTTAATCATGTCATACGCTGTGCGTATTCCGTTTTCAAATTGCAACACTTTAAAGAATGCGTTGCGTTCACCCTTGACATAAGATAGATGCGCTTGATCTTTAATGTCTTCAATGCGATAGTTGTCAAGGATGCTTTTTATTTCAGATCTAAACTCCTTCCATCCCTCTTGGGAAAAGAGGGTGAAGTATGTTTCATAATATTTTTCTTCTTCAAGTGTCAAAGCATTCTCCCTTTAGGTGCTTAATACTTAGAATATTTTAGCATAAATTTTTGTATTTGTCAAGCCTTTTCTACTGGCTTCTTAGCTGTGGTGGCCCGCTTAGGCTGGGAAACCTCCTCCAACTTCTTCTCCAATCCCTCCACCTTGTTGTTCAGGTAGTCGAATCTCCGGTTGACTTGATCCAAGATTTGTTGCATTTCCGTTTTGGTTAGCATTTGTCACTCCTTGTGGTTGTGATGCTCGTTTAAGTTCAAGTTCTTGTTCTTTGAGTAGAAGCTCTGCGGCACGGAAACGTCTTTCAAATTCTTTATCGTCAGCGTCTCCTTCGTTAAGATTGGTAGAGACAGCTTTGATGCGATCCGTTTCTGCTTCGTATACATCCACTTGCATGTCATTAGCATACTTCTGTGCACGTGCATTAGCTTCTGCCGCCTGTGCCTGCAATGCCGCCGCAGTAGCTTGTTCCTTAGCCATCTGTACCTGCATAGCCATTTGCTGTGCTTGTTGTGCTTGTGGGTTGGGTTGATTGGCTTGCTGACTGCATTGCCGGCCGCCCCTGCCTTCACATGACATACCAGGGAGATCAAGGAGACCAAGGTGATCAAGGAC